GGAGAACTCTGTCCTTGAATTGATCCCATGTAGTGATATTCTCACCTACAAGGAAGCCGCCAAGAGCGGAGAACCACCCTTGCACTTGTGTAACGAAGCTCTGAATGATTGGAGCAACGAACGATACCAAAGCGTTCCATCCGGCTACGATGAACTCCCACGCTACAGAGAAGATAGATTTGAGAATGTTCCATCCTTGACGTACCATAGGAACTACATCGCTTATCATCTTTCCTATCCAGCTACCAATACCATTCACGGCACCGTCTAGCCAATCAAGAGCCGGTTGTATGAACGCCATTACGTCATCAATGACGGTTTGTACTATTCCCCAAAACATCTCGAAATAGGGTACTGCCGCTCGCACCCACTCGCTTATCTTTCCAAAGAACGCACCAAGTATGCGGCCCGCAAGTTCCCATGCGGGTGCCAGCATCACCGCTACGCTACGGCCAATGCCTTGTAGACCTAGTGACCATTCGCTCCATACTCGATTTGAGCGAGCTACCATTTCGGCTTGGCTATCGCTGATGACAAGGCCGAAGCGTCTCGCTCTCGCTTCCGCTTCATCTAGTCCTTGTGTGCCTCTGCCGAGTAGTCGGGCAAAGTCGAAACCTCTTTCTTCCCCGAATAGCTGGCGTGCCAAGCGTAGCCGTTCGGCTTGATTGCTGATGTTCCCCATTGCTCCCGCAATGGCCCGTAGCTGTTGATCGGGTGCCATGTTCACAAGCTGGCGAGCGTTTAGCCCCACCCGGCCTAGAGCAACCGCCGTCTCTCCACCATTGCGAGCGGCGTCAACTAACTGTGCTTGTAGCTTGGCAGTTGATTGGCCGAATTGGTCAACATCCATTCCGCTTGTAGATGCCAGTGCGGAGAATCGCTCCGTAGTGAAGCCGAGTGTTTGGGCCGTCTTGTGCATTCCGGCAATCACGTCGGCTTGTTTGCTTCCGAGATAGACGAGAGCCGCACCAAGCCCCAAAACGGCAGCACTGCCAGCTACGGCAGCAATGGCTACCGCACCTACGCCAGTGGCCACGGCACCGCCAAGGATTGTGCCAAGAGAAGAAAGTACACCACCGGCAGAGCCGCCCGCACTGGCGAGATTCTTGATTGCACCGGCCCACGCACTTGGATCAACGGCGAATTTCAAGCCGCTTACGATCTTGCTGCCGATGCCCTTGACGCTGGATATGATGCCTTCACCGATGCCCTTGACCGTGCCTACTAAGTCTTTGGCCGCTCCGATGGGGTCTGTAAATGCTTTCTTGAGAAATGAGCCGAGAGTAGCCACGGCACTTGATGCCGCTTCGATGGGAGAGAGTAGAGCCGTGCGAAAGCCGCCACTGATAGAATTGCCAATAGTAGCAAGACGTGCGTTAGCTTCGTTTGTGCTTTGTACAACCTTGTCCTTGAACTTGGATACACCCGCACCCGCTTTGTCTAACGCACCGTCTAGGTTTTTCGTGTTGCCACGAAGCAAAATATCTAGCTCTGCAATCTTTGCCATACGTCCTATTTAGACGTGAAACCTAGCTTTCTTTTGAGTTCATCGGGAGTTAGTTCCGGTTGCTCTCGCCACGGTACAAAATCGAGTGGAGTGAGTGCCTTATGATTTTCTGGCTTGTGTGCGTTAAAGAACATCGCCAGTAGTTGAGAGTGGAACGTATCGCTACGGTCGAAATGAATGTTGTGTGTTTTGTGGAACTCTAGCCAGTCATTGACTTGTGAGCTAGAGAGAAATGGATACAAGTAATCGGGGTGTGGAAAGCCGAGTTGTAGACAGAGCGAGTATATCACCCGCTCTGCCTCTGTCAGTTTTTTCTTTCATCTAGTCCACTGAGAGAGAGGATTTGTTTTTGTATTTCAATGAGCTTGGATAGCCCAACGTCGAAATTATCTCGCACGTCATCCGGGCTATCGAAGATCGGCTTTCCATCGTCGGCCACGGCACAAGATGCAATTAGCTTGTACACAAACTCAAGATTGGTTGTGTCCTTATCACCCATCGCCTTTTGGAACTCAATAAGCTCTCGGCTTGAAAGCTCCCGCAAGTTGATATGACAGTCATCACCTAGCTTGAACTTGGTTCGTTTCAATGCAAGTGGTGTGCCTTTCTGGAATAGGCTCATTAGATAGCACCCGTCAATTTGAGGGTGACTTCCGCCATAAGGAAGTTGTCTTTCTTTACTTCTCTGGACAAGCCGACGATATGAGCCGAGAATGTTTCCGTGGTCGAACCACTGCCGATACCAGTACAGTCTTGATCGGGAAATGTAATTTCCCACGATGGAGGGGGACAATTTACATCCTTGAAACTAGCCTCTAGTGCTTGGTAGCCGCTATCGTCTGGATCATACACCACGGTAAACTTGAACTCACCCGGATCATAGGACGTTTTCACAAAGGTATCTGCCGAGTCTGCCAGCAAAGATGTTTTCGCTGTGGCCCATTTCGCCTCTGTCTTATCGCCGTCTACCACGATGCCAATGAGTGTGTAGCTAGTTCCGCCGTCTACATCCCATCCTATCGTTACGCCCGTGCCGCTTCTCTTTACTGCCATTAGTCCTCACAATGAAATAGAGTCTGTCTTATATATCACCCTCTGTGCAAAAATGTGATAAACAACGCCGCAATATGTAACCCTTCATCCGTGTCTAGCACGGTGCGAGAAACGTAGTCGTCTTGATGGTCCTCGACACTAACAGAAAATACTTTCGTCTCACCCATCACGATGTATACGATTGTCTGTAGCTCGGCTTTGATGTAATCCGCCGTGGCTTGCATTTCGTCAATATCATCGCTGACAATCTCAACATCGAATTGACTGGTAAAGTTATCTAGCGGGGTGCCGTCTAGTAGCCGCTCTTGGATTGTGCTAGACCGGCGAAACCACACCCACGGTATAGATTTCGTGAAGTCCACCTTCCCTTCTTGGATGCCCCATTGCGGGCCGCTACCAGAGTTGAGAAGAGTATCCAGATATTGAAAGAAGGATGAATCAATCACACTCTTATATAGGATGGCATACAAGGATAATGAAACGAAAAAGGCATACTATCGGGCATACTATCAGAGGCAAAAGAAAGACAAATTGCGAACATCCAAGAGGCTTGCCTATGAACGTGCCTATTACGAAGCCAAGAAAGACGAGCTACTTGCCAAACGCATGGAGTACGCACGCACGATCAAAGGACGGTACACAACGGCTAAGGCAAACGCCAAAATCCGTGACATTGCCTTTGAGCTTTCATTTCAAGAGTATGCGAGCGTGATGGAAAACGGATTGTGTCACTATTGCGGAAGGGAACTTGACGATAGCGGAAGCGGGCTTGACCGAAGGAACAATGAGGCAGTGTATAACGTCGCTACTGCTGTGCCATGTTGCTATCGTTGCAACGTCACGTTCAACAGATTGTACAATTATGCTGAAAAGATGATGCTGGCGAAAGCGATACGGGACATTGACCTACTTCGCACTTTGGCCTAGTCATTTTGTTATTTCTTGCTCGATTATCTCAAGTGCCTTGCCTATCGCCGCTCTCTCGTTTTGTTTGGCCGCTCGCTCTAGGAAATGCACGGCTTCCATATTCTTTGTGCCGAGTTCCACGAATGGAGCGTAAAACGTGTCAACATCCTTGCCTACATCCTTGGCTTTCAATTCTATCGCTACACCCGTCCACACTCGGCTACGCCTTAGTGCCTTGACTTTGATGCCTCTGGCTAGGTCGCCAGTGCGTCTAGGTGCAAGCCGCTTCGCTGCCGTGGCCACGATCTTGGCACCGGCTCTAGCACCCTTGCGAAGTGCCGCTTTGCTCTTGGTTTTCTTGAGCGTTTGCAGTTTCTCTATCAGCTTCTCTACACCCGTAATCATTGCACTTCCGTTGCTAGTAGCTGTAGCGTGACGTTCCTTTCGTCTTTGTTGATGACGTAGCCAATCTGAAATACCCTTTGGCCAAATGTCACCCGCCCTTCCGGCACCACACCGGGTAGGTATCGTGTCGTTACTTGGTGCGTTGCCGTGGCCACAAGCTGGCGTGATATTTCCAGCTTCTTTCCTTGCAACGGTTCAATGTCGGCCCATACGTTGCCGAGTTCCGTGTAGGCGTACTCGTCTTGCCCACGGCTACCAGTGCCTACCACCGTGGGTATCTCAATCGTGACAAGGTGCCTTAGCTGGCCAGCGTTCATAGCTCGAATACTCCGATCTTGTGCAAGTTCGCAATGGCCGTGAACGTGAAAGGCAATTCCTCTAACTTCGCCGTGGTGTACGCTTCACGGTTTTCGTTGAAATGAGCCGCCAACGTCATAATCGCAAACTTGATGCTGTCCTCTATGGCACCGCTTCCACTACCACCGGGTTGCCCGCTTGTGTACTCAATCGCAATCCGTGGGTCTGCCTCATTGTCGAGTGCGGGAGCGGAAAGGGCCGTGAGCGTAGCGGGCCGCTCCGTGTCGTTGAAAATGTAATCCGTGAACGTCTGCCAATTCCCGCCGTGGAAATACTCGAAACGATCAATACTGATGACGGGATTTCTCGGCAGTTGTAGCTTGTCAAACCAGTCATCAAGCGTTATCCGCCATTGCTGTTCACGCAAAGCCAAGCCGGTATAGCTCTCGAATATGCTGGTAGCCGTCTGAATATACAAAATGTGCAAAGTATCTTCATCGTCCGTGGTCACTCGGATATGTTCCTTGAACTCATCAAGAGATACAACTTGCTCCGTGGGCGGATTGATTAGCGTTAGTGCCATACACAATATGTAGTGTGAGACAAAACAAAAACGCCAGC